TATATCAACCCCAGGTTTAACGCTGTACCCCGGAGAGATATCAGACACTGCGTATTGACACCGGCTCAGGCACCAGAGAACCAGCACTGCAAGAACAGCTCGCTGTACAGATCTGGGTAGCCTAGAGATAACCACGGGTGGTCAGTTAGTTCACTCCTCTGGAGATACATCTTAACCTTAAGCAAAGTATTTGGCATAGTAGTTAGACAACATACAGGACAGAAAGTTCCGTAAAAAGATGATTAAAGAGTAATTAAAAGATAATTTAATACTGTAGCCTGTATTTTATTAAAGCTTGTGCATGGCGACACTATTGTACCCGTGTCGCCCAGTGCTCGCCTTGCAGAGCACCCGTGCTTCCTCCTGTTGCCTGTAACAGGAGGGAGTACAAAGGAAGTAAAGCTGTTTAATAATACTATCAAACAATACCTTGGCAAAACCTTCACTTGCGCTTTTAAGCACAAGCTCAGGACGCTCGGTTCACCGCATCCAGTGGCGCTGCAAACCTCGCTTTTTGCAGTATTAGACACCAGAAATTGGATAAAGTTCCCCGTTTCTGGGTGTCTGAGCCGATAAGCGGTTGTTTGTAGCGATAGCCGGTGCAGCAGCCAGCCCCCCTCCCTGTGGGAGGTGCTATCGCTCAGCGTGTGTGTAGCGGATTGCTGGAGCCGCCCCCGGTGTGTGGAGGGGATAATCCAAAGCTGACACCGTCCGCATCTTTGGGGGTGCCCCCCATGCATCTGCCTGCCTGCGCTTGCTAGCGCAGCTTGCAGCACGCCCGCGTGTGTGTGAGGGCGGGGAGGTCCACCCATACCCCCATACCCCACACTAGCCCCGTGCCCAGCAGCTATGCTTACACCACGCGCCTGCCCGCAAAGCTAGCGCACTAGCCATTCATATCATGAATGCCCCACTATAAACTATTGATTCTAGTGATGTAGCAATACATAACTGTCAGTGATGCAAACATTGTGAAACAAGACACAAAACCATGCTAAACACGCATAAAACAATTGCATTCAGCGCTGTAATACATTACTGTGTGCACACAACACAACGCAAATGGAGCAATACGATGAACTTGCATATCGATCTATACATACCCTCTGAGGAGTGCGAATCAGAGTACGAGTGGGCAGCTAACCAATGGCTAGAGCTGACTGATAGCCAACTGTATATCAGGAGCTATAGGCACGGTGCCATGCCGCACTGGGGGGACAGGCGAGAGCGTGACCTGTACGTTGTCGAGCTGGTGAACCGCCACGGCCAGGGATATTTGTTTGATTTCGGCCAGTCGATAGCTGATCAGGGCAACCAGCCGACAGCATACGACATACTAGCTGGTATTGACGCTGGGTACGCGGACAGTTCACTAGATGAGATCGCGGATGACTACTGCCTGATGTCGCTCGCCAGCCTAGAGAGCGCTTACGCTATAGCGGCAGAGATTAAACACAGGAGCGCCCGATTAGCAGCAATGTACACACCAGACGAGCTGCAAGCGCTGAGCGATATCTGCTGATCTACTAACATAACCTAACAAGAGGACAACACGGTGAGCGAAATCAACTACGAACCAATCAAACAGCTTGCAGGCGAGCAACTGCCTGTGTACTGCCAATACCCAGGGCAACTAACGCCGCAGGACGCGTACATTTTTATGGGCGAGAGCGGCGTGATCAGCGCTGATTACGATACCACGATTGGTGGAGGGGTAACCGCAGATGTCTGGCATAGTACAACACTGTGCTGGCCGATAAACCCAGCGCTCACCGGAGACGATATCCTCGCGCTGGTTGAAGGCAATCTTAATCTGTTCGAGCGTGTCCACGCGGGCCACTCCGTGGGGTGGGACGGACAGAACTTTGTCGGCACGCTCGATGATGATGCACGCTCAGCTAGCGAATCGCTTTACGCTGTACTGTATCTCGCTACACCGACTGTTGAGGTGTGGGATGCTAGCGAGTGGCTGTTCAGCGTGGACGATCTAGATACAGTCTGGCCGGAGGAATTAACCCTTGATGAGTGCGTTCACCAGTGCTCGCAAGCGGTGCAAAGTGACCAGGCGATTGATGGGGATTTCGAGGATGCGTTGATCCAACGCGCGCGGGAACTGTACGACTACGACAGCCCGAAGCTGCTCCCGCATCATCTCGCTGCGTTAGTTCAGTGCGGGGAAATCACGCAAGCCGAGGCTGGTGCATACCTAGACGAGCAGACAGGGGCGCACTGGCACCGGCAAGAGCATTTCCTGTTCTGATATCCAGTTCTAGGGGTGTCCTTTAACGTGTCTGAGTTCTAGGAGGGTGCATGAACAAACTAACGGACAAGCCCAGGCCCAGGCTCTGGGACTACACGCTCACGTACAGCACTGACCAGCGCACTGCACAGCAAGCAAAGGCGACAGCTTGCGAGTGTGTACAGGCCGCAGCCGAGAAGCTTGGCATTGATCTTGATCATGTTATCGGCTACACAACAAGCCCCGTTTGCGGGCTGGCGTGAATACGATCATCGTACCGGCCAAGGACGGCCACCTTACAGGAGGAAGTATGACTGAACAAACCCAAATCCCCGTAGTCATTAGGTGGGTTGGTAACCATTGGGGGATATGTCACGCAAAAAGTTACCAGAATGCGTTCAGAAACAGTATCAACAATTTCAGCACCCGTGCTGATGCGGTTCGTTTTTCAGAAGCTAATGGTTGTACTGTTGAAAGGCATAGCTATGACCGTTTACAAGAGGAGGACGCATGCGATTATATCTGTTAGTATCAACGATAACACTAATGCTGATGCTGCTCATGGTAGCGAGCATGGATTTCAACGACGAGCTGCACCAGCAGGCGCACTACAAACGCATGGTATGCGCTGGTGTGTGGCCTGATTACAAGCAATTAAACCCCGATTGCGAGGCGGAGGATTAGAATGATTTCGGTGTATGATTCAGAACAAGAGTTAGAGCGGCTAGTTGATATAGCGTAAACACAACCAAGAGGGAAACAGAATGACTAAGACACTATTTGCACACGTGATTGACTGCATTAGAGACAACAACGAAACAAACGGCGGCGGTTGGTCAGACTGGGAGGACGGAACACACGCTATAGAAACATATGCCCCAAGCTTTCAAGGCGAATGCAGCGAAGCAGAGCGTGTTCTCTGCGTCGAACTGCTGGATATGGTTATAAAACGCAACGGCGTTAATCTTGGTGCCGCAATTACCGAATGGAATCGGTGTGTTTGGGGTACTGATTTCAGTCAAATACCACTCCTTGAGGGGGATCACAATGACACGCAAACATGTTAAAGCCATTGCTGCAATCATTGCTGAGAAAGGATGCTATTCCGAACCAGGCAACGAGCGAGATATGGTAATCAAACACATAGCCGAAGACCTAGCAGATTATTTCGCGAGCGAAAATCAAAACTTTGACCGCGAGCGCTTCTTAAAAGCTTGTGGTATTGGTTAACACAAACATTAGGAAGCACTAAAATACCACAACAAGAGGAGTAGCAACCAATGACCAAATACCCATACAAAGCCAAGCGTGAAACTGCCGAGTACATCATCGGCGCTTGCGAGCACGGGCTGCTGCGCGATGAGGACTTCGAATTCTCTGCACGCGGCATTTGTGATCACTACACAAAAGCAGGACAGGCGGCGGCTGATGCCAGATTCAGTAGCGCAATACAGCTATTTTTTGAGCATTGCGACAGAGATTCCCAGCGCGAAATCATAGGCGAAGCATCATTTAATGATCCCATCGGCTTTGTCAAAAATCCTTGGGCTGCTATTGCCAACTACCTACAACCTCAAATTGAAGACGAGATTGCAAGGGAAGTACAGGAACTATTAAACGAGGATAAACAATGAGCATTACACTATCACCAAACCTTAAACAATACTCACGAAAAGACGCGGCGGAATTACTGCGAGAACGCATTCACCAAGCTGATGATGACAACTCCGAGACCGTCACACTGTCGCGAGGGGAGGCGGAGCGGTTGTATAAACAATATCTACCGAAACTGCCAGCCCGGGCTAAGACTGCCGAGCAATGGGCCGCCAAAGCCGTGACCGGAGCACGTGATTGTCGCTACTATTTACAGTACCTGTACTCCGATGGTGAAAACCTGATAGCCACGGACGGCCACAGACTACATAGAGTCAAAACTACAAGTTACGCGCCGGGGTTTTATTGTCCTAAATCGTTCAACCCGGTAGACGTTGATGTCAAGTACCCAGACTGCGAGCGCTTTTTCCAAGGCGAGCCGGTATTACGCAAGTACCACCTATCAAATGCGCGTAGATGTGTTATTAGCTACAGAGGAAAAGACTTTCAGGTTATCAAGCTTCCATCCGAAAACGGGGATGTCGGTTTAAACGCACAATATATCAACGATGCAACTAATAACAATAGCACGGCTGACCTGTACATAGCATCACCTAAAGAACCTGTTTATGGGGTCAGTGAGTTTGGGGAGTTTGTTGTTATGCCGATGCGTATTTAATTGGGAGCGCTAAAATGCTTTTTGGTGAATGTGGAATCTGTGACCAAGGCGAAAGAAAAGGCATGGCTTGTATTTGCGATGATGAGCCAGCCCCAGTGGAGGATAATATTATGGGCGGAATCACTGAAAATGACGAACTTAAAGACAACGATGAAACACCGAGGCAAGCAGTCTGCCCGACCGCCTTGTTATCTACCGCCTTAAAATCCATTTGCCTTACTCGTGATTACGTTGGCGCTGAAACTTTACCGGCGATTGATGGATGGGAGTGGTACGAAGCTGGCAAGGCAATAGCAAAAGCGCTACCGAATGATGAGTGGGCGATTCAGTTCGCGATTAGATCAGGGTTTTGCCCACAGTGTGAAAGCCCTACAGGGCTAAAAATCCCTAGAGAAGGTGGCCCGTATTGCGAAGATTGCGGTTGGCCTGATGAAGATTTTGGTGATGAAGAATAAGGCAGATAACACTAAGTTCATCGGTCGCGCTTACGATACAACGCTATGTTATAGCTATATGGAGAACCAAAAATGCAACAGCAAAGACTCTACGACTACACCCTAACCTACTCACTCGACGGCCTCACCGCCCATCGGAAGCGGGTTACCTCTTGCCCTTGCGTGCAAGCTGCCGAGAAAAAAGCAGAGCTGCCGCCGGGTGCTTTGATAGGCTACACAGCCAGCCCGGCTTTAACCGGAGAGGAATGGAGCAATGAGTGAAACGAATAGCGGAATGACGAATCCGGTTGAAACCCTTGTTAGGGTGCCTTGGCCAGAAGACAAGCTGCCGTTGAAGCTGAAGAATCCTCGGTGCCCTATTTGTGGCGGACAGTTGCTAATTACCGGCGTCAACGCTTGTGAACAGGAGGATAACGGCGACTGGATAGCAAGCGAGATTGATATTGATTGCGAAAACGAGCCTGACATTGATAGTGACGAATGGGAAGACTGGCACAAATGGCATTACAGCTATCCGTACATAGATTGGCTGCCGATAGACCGACAGATTTTAAGAGCGGTGCAAAAACGGTATTACTTTGCACCCTAACACCAAGCTCGGCTGCCGCAATGTTGCGTTCTTTAACTGGAGACAGATATGGACTACTTAATGAATGAACTGTTACGAATTGCTGACCAATTAGACAATAAACAAGATGCTAACATATTGCGAGCAGCAGCGATTCAGCTTGCCCCACCAGTGGAACCGAAGCAGGAAAAACTCACAGAAATTCCCGGATGGGGATACCAGTATTCAAGGCTGTATTAGCGCCATAACAATGGAGGTAAGCGACATGAGCGAACAATGGTATTGCGATAAGTGCAACGAGCTACACCCCAAAGGAGATTCCTAATGAATAACAGCCTAACTCTCTACCTCACACTAACGCTGCTTGCTGCGCTGCTAGTTCTGGTGATGACCTGCTCTTACCAAGACGAGCTAAATGAGCAAGCTGCCTACACCAAGCTAGTATGCGAGGGCGTTTACCCAGACTACAAACATTTGGAACCTGACTGCGCCACAACACCAACCACTGAGGAATAAAAGATGATTAAACGATATTGCGACTGTTGCGGTGACGAGATTACCGATGCTAACCGGATCGACGGTGACAACCACCGGCTGCAAGGCGAAATAAGAAAGCCTGGCGGCCCTGTAATGCTGCGCGTACAGGTTATAACGGCCAAAGACAGCAGCTGGAACGACGGCGATTTCTGCAAATACTGCGTGATCGACGCCATTAACAAAGCAGATGACAGACCAAAACCGAAAGCAAGCGTATAACAGAAACAGAGAACAGAATACATTAACCACAAAGGAGAAACACCATGAAAACCCTAATTAAAACTGCTGCCCTAATCACCCTGGCCCTGGCTATCACCGCTTGCCAATCCGGCACGCTAGGCGGCGACTCGTGGCATGATCCTGAGTACCAGAAACTGAGGCAGGAAACAAAGCAGAACATGCTATACAAAATGCAGGATGATGCGATCAAGCATAACTCGGGGGTGTAGGAGCTACAAATAATGGCGCTTTTATATAAAACACTGGAGCAGTGGCACACCGTACAGGGTGTGCCTTGCTGCGTCCGGTTCCGCTATTACCCATACCCCGCATGCCCACGTGTCGAGATATTACACGTTTATACACACTACATGCGGCGTATTGACATCAGCCATAGCGAGAAAACCGAATTGGAGGCGAATATAGAGTCACAAATATCAAGCCCTTGTGTGCGTGATGATGTTTAATATCACGCTTATAATCGTTTTAATCAACGGACAGCAGCTAACATACCAAACTGCCGTGCCGTCCTGCCCGCCCAAGGTTCAGGCGCAAAAAGCTACAGCACGTGCGTACTTGTACCCAGGTGTTCGTTTTATCCACCTATCTTGCACTAAACGAAAAACAACACATATGTAGCAGGGCTTAACAGGAACTTAACATTAAAAAAGTTGTCAAATGCAGAAAAGCTTGCCTTGCAGCGCTTGTCTGAACAGCGACAAGCTGCATGGGCGGCGCAGTGAAAGCCGCCAATTACATTAAATAATTCTTTAATGCCTTAAATAATGCTTTAAGCTTTTCAGCTTTGACGTTGTTTGTTGGGGGTCTTTTTGTAGGGGCCAGCCTGCAAGAGATTAAAAAAGGGTATAAAAGAATGTATAAAGGAATGAACTTATACAACAAACTATAGCCTAACGTAACCTACTTGTGCTCAAACAACGAACATTTAGGGCATAGCAGAACAAGAACACACTTAGGGTGGTGTACAGGAACGTGTACAGGAACGTGAATGAAAAAACTGCCGTGTAGGAATTGCCAAGAGCGCGGGCGGGATCGCTCAGGTGATAATATGACACTGTACCCTGACGGTACCGGGTACTGCCACGCCTGCGGCACATACTACCCCACTGACCAGATAGAACATACTGAACAACACAGGAAAACTACAGGGCGTGATATGAACCACGGATCAAACCGAGAGTTAAAGGCCCAGGATGCGGAGCTAGAGCTGTCCATGGTGCAGCAATATTGCACAGGGCACCCATTCCGGAAAGAGATCAGACAAGACGTGTGCCACGATTATGGTGTGGTGTACAGCACTGGTGGCACGGGGGAGCCTGACTCTGTACTGTATTTCTACAGGGATGAGCAGGGCGTTATCATAGATGCTAAGAAAAAGACACCATCAAAGCAATTCTTTGCTATCACAGGTAAGATCAACAAATCATGCCTTTTCGGGCGTCACCTTATCTCACCGAAACGGCGCAAATTCATTATTGTAACAGAAGGCGAGGATGACACGCTGGCAGTAGCCAGTATGTACCGAAACATAAACAAAGACTACGCGGTAGTCTCTCTCCAGAACGGTGCGAACGAGGCTGGTAAGCTGGATGCAGCACTGCGGAGAGAGGCTAGCTTCTTACAAGAGTTCGATTGTGTAGCGCTGTGTCTGGATCAAGACACACCCGGTATGGCCACAGCTAACGAGCTTGCGGAGGTTCTGGCGCCTCACTGCGATGTGCGTCTGGTAACACTGCCAGAAAAAGATGCTTATGATATGTTGCACAAGGGGAGGGCCAGTGAGTTTTACGACTGCGTGAACACGGCGCCGCCGTTTACCCCTGAGGGTATTATCGAGGGGGCGAACGTGGAGCTGTCAGTGCTGCGGGAACCATCTGTGCAGGGGTATTCACTCCCGTGGCCGAGTCTGCAACACAAGACACACGGCCTCCGCAAGGGGGAAATCACGCTTTTGTGCGCAGGAAGCGGGATAGGAAAAACAACTATCGCCAGAGAATTAGCCGCGCACTGCGTTCAAACGCATAATTTATCAATTGGTAACATATACTTAGAGGAGCAGTGGAAAAAGACTGCCCAGGGGTATATCGCTATTGATAACAACGTGCCGTTGGCTATGTTGAGGGTCAATCCAGGTATGCTAACGCCAGAGCAGTGGCAGGCCAGCCATAACAAGCTGTTCAAATCGAACCGGCTTCACTTTTTTAAACACTTCGGGTCAGTGCAGTCTGATAAGCTGATGCGAAAAGCTAACTACCTGGCCACAGGTCTGGGGTGTGACTTTATTGTGCTAGATCACATAACAATGGTGCTCTCAGGACTGGACACGCACGACGAAAGGAAAGATATTGACGTGCTGATGACGCGATTAGCGGAACTTGTGACCAGCACAGGTGTCGGGGTAATAGCCGTGGTTCACCTGAAACGCTCAGGACGGGATGTGTCTTTTAACGCGGGTGGTGAGGTTGCTTTAACGGATCTTCGCGGATCAAGCCAACTAGAGGCACTAAGTTTCAATGTGTGGGCGGCTGAGAGGGATCAACAATCAACCAGTCAGGCTGACATCTTAACACTCAGGGTACTAAAAAATCGTGAGTGGGGATTCACCGGGCTAGCCGATAAGTTGTTCTACAACCACGAGACAGGTAGGTTAGTGCCAGCGGAGCTATAGCACTATGACAGAATTCTTTTTTGACATTGAAGCGGATGGCCTGTATCACGAGTGGGAGCCTCAGAAAGCCACCAAGGTTGATTGTCTGTACGCAGAATCTAGGGGTAGGACGGCTAGCTGCGCAGTAATAGAGAACAGCCACGACACTTACGCGGAGTTTTCCCGTGCGGTGCGAGAATGCCCTGGCACACCCTTACTGATCGGGCACAATATCATAGATTATGATTTGCCCATGCTGCACAAGTTCTGTAATGCAGAGTTTTCTTTACTTCCAGACCACTTTAATGGGGTAGCGGTTAAGTTTCTTGACACTATGATTATGTCAAAGCTAATGAACCCGGACCGTGAATTACCGACAGGCTTTGCCGACCAGTGGAAACCCAGTTATGTTGGGGAGAAAATACCGGGGCCGCACAGCCTTGAAGTTTGGGCGTACCGGCTAGGCATGACAAAACCCAAGTTGGTGTACGGGGGTAGTATGGACGCCCCGTTACAACTCAAGATAGCTCAGTGCCAAGCTGATGTGGCGATTACTAAAGCGGTGTACGATGCGCTGACAAAGGAGGCACGCAGCCTGAATCTTGACATGAAGCGCCCCTTGCAGTGCGAGCAAGCTGTGCGGTGGATCATCACCCAAGGCGCTGAACACGGCGTGTGTCTTGATACCGGCTTGGCCGAGGAATGTATAAAAGATTTAGACCAGAGAATGGCAAAGCTGGCGGGCGAGGTAGAGCCGTTGTTACCACCACGTAACATACCTTGTTCAAAGGTTAAGAACCCACCTAAAGCCGCATCAAGGATACGGAAAAACAACACACCAAGTGTTCATGCGGAGAAGTATTTCAAACAGATAACAAACACAGGGACAGAAGACTACCCTATCTGGACCATATTCCACGGTACCGAGCAAGAGATGCGGCTGGTGGACTGGCCGGATGATAAGCCGTTACAGGCTACAGAACCCATGAAGATAAGTGACTCAGCCGATGTTAAGGTATGGCTTCAGGAGGAGCACGGGTGGCAACCCACGATGTGGAACATTAAAAAAGAACCAGACGGTTCTAAAACCAGAACCAGCCCCAAGTTCCACTCTCAGGGAAAGATGTGTGAGAACCTGGAAGCGCTAGCGGATATTGTCCCAGTTGTCCACAAAATTAAAGACTACTTAAGTTACAGTAACCGGCGTAATGTTATCTGCTCAGAGAATGGTACCGGGTGGTTACACCACCCACGGCTTGCCTTAGATAAAGCCCTCCCCTCTGATGCGGATACAATTGGTACTGGCACGTTCCGGTTCAGACACCGGGTTATTGTGAATATCCCGCGCCCCTCGTCATTGTACGGCGAGCAGATGCGAAGCATGTTCCGTGCGGATGAAGGTAAGGTTCTTGTGGGGTGGGATGCAAGCTCACTTGAAGATAGGTGCAAGGCTCATTACGTTTGTAATGAAAAAGGTGGAGCTGAGTACGTTGAGAAAATCCTGAACCCGGAGTTTGATGTTCACGCAGAGAATGCAGAGAACTGGGTCATGGAAAGGCAGAAGACCAAAAATGGACACTACGCCCTGCAGTACATGTGCAGGCCGCCTAAACTAGCTGAGGTGCTAGGGATTGACCTGGCACTTGCAGAGATGTACTGGGAGGACTGGTGGGCAAGGAACCAACCATTACGCCTGTTCTTGGATAAACTAGATGCTATAGCTGACAGTTATGACGGTAAGTGGGTTCCTGGGATTGACGGGCGGTTGGTGCCGTGCAGATACAAACACTCGCGGGGGAACTCGTTATTCCAATCAGCAGGGATCATCGCCATGAAATATGCTATGGTGTGGTGGTACAGCCAAATCCGAAAACAGGGCATACCCGCAATACAAATCATACACTACCACGACGAAGCGGTGGCGGAGACTACCCCGGAATATGCAGATATTGTAGGGGAACTTGGTGTGCAGTCCATCAGGAAGGCTGGAGAAATGTTGAACTTTCGTGTACCTTTATTGTCCGAGTATCACGTAGGCGATACGTGGAAGGACATACACTAAATGGTATGTTTAGAGCCTAACCATGATTTATACCCTTAGTTGTAAAAGATGCTTACAGGTTGAATACGTGATTCAAGATGTGAACGAAGAAACCAACCACAAAGGAAAACACAATGAATGTAACAGGTAAGGTACAGGCCGCTAACCGCAACGGCTCAGGATTTAAAATAAATGAGCAGTGGTACAACATCCCAGAAGGTAGCCAGTGCCCCAAGAGGGGCGATTCAGTAACATTTGTGGCTACCCAAGCCAATGACGGGCGCTTGTACGCTGAACAATTACAGATCACGCCAGGGCAGTCGTACAGCGGCAGCTCAGGCGGTAGGCGGGGTGGCTACAAAAAAGACCCTGTTGACAAGTATGGCCCTATTATCGGGCATAACATATTAGTAGCCGCAACCATCCTTGGCGAGGAAGGGAAAGACCTTGATGTGTTGTTCGAGTTAGTTAAACGAATCACTGAGCGATCTGAAGCTGTAGTGGCGAACTACACTGCCAGTAAAACAGCACAACCAGCGGCACAGCCTATGCCGCAGCCTATGCCGCAGCCTATGCCGCAGCCGCAAGCTGCACCAGCACCAGCCGCTACGCCAGCGCAATCAAGCCCCGCGCCTGAGTTTGACGACGACATTCCGTGGTGATGACATGATTTGCTACAAAGACCGCGCTTTCTGCTTACGCAGCTTTCGCGGTGAGTGTTTTAACCGTGACTGTTACAGGTTCCTCACGGACGAGGAGCGCGACAGGGCTAACGAGATGCGCCTACCTATCAGTCTCGCCGACCTTCGCGCACCTAACTGCGGGTTCAGAGGTGAAAGCGTACGGGGTTATAATGCACGCCCAGATTGATGCCGACATACTGAAGTACGCCTGCGGCTTCGCTTGCCAGAAGACTGTGTACCAGGACGAGGACGGCGAGCAGTTCAGTATTAAGAAAGTTAAGCAGGGGATGCAGGTGACAGCGCTGTCTAATGGTGTAACCAATGTGGTTCCAGGTGTGTTCCAAAAGAAAGCCGTTCTAGAGCAACTTCCGGGGGAGTACACCGAGTTAGTGGTACCTGAGCCGGATACTTATTGTCGATTCACAGTAAAGAGGATGCTGGAAGGTATACTGAAGGCGTCTGGTGCTACATCATACCAAGTACACTTAACACGTGGTAAGTGTTTCCGGTTCGGTGTGTACCCTGAATATAAACACAGCCGCATGGATACGCCTAAACCGTACCATTTGCCAACTGTTGAAGATTACTTAATTAAGCACTGGGGAGCGGTGGTACACCACGAGATAGAGGCCGATGATGCGGTAGCTATTGAGCAATGTAACGCAGCTAAACGTGGTACACCCAGCATTATCTGTACGATTGATAAAGACCTGGACATGGTACCTGGGTGGAGGTACAGTTGGAGCAAGGGAGAGGTGTGGTATATCACCGAGGAGGAGGGATTGAACAGCTTCTGGAAACAGATGTTAACCGGGGACTCAGCAGATGACATACCCGGAGTGCCGAGGGTCGGCGATGTTACCGCTGAAAAACTACTGCATGGGTTATCTGGGAAAGAGTGTAAACAAAAAGTACTACAAGTATACAAAGAGAACGGTATGGAAGATGTGTTCGAGAGGAATGCTATGCTGCTGTGGATGCTGCGTAAGCCCCTTGAGCAGACGTACAACAAAACCTACGCAGAGTTTATGGCGGGGAGTGAGCAATGAGACGGTTAGCTAAGATTTCAAAAGCTTCATTAGATATACAAGAGCGGGAGTATCTAGCGGCTGATAAAGAGGCACAACACCGAGCCATGACACTAAGCAGGGTTGATCAGGCATATGCAGAAAATACTACGACCATTGATGAAGGTGACCGGGTTTCCATTAAGTGCAAAAAGGGGCTGTGGAGCGTTGACGCTCCGACGTTGGAGGGCTCTGAACGCGAAGCAAAACGTTATTTTCAGCAGTATTACCACGACGGTGAATACGGCAGCTAACCACACGCGATAACGGGCGGAACGTCCCGTTGATTGCTTTGTTATACCCACTTTGCACATTGGAGGGGATTATGATTTTAGTAGGATGCGAAGAAAGCCAGACGATAACAAAGGCTTTCAGGAATGCGGGTTTTGTGGCTTATAGCTGTGACCTGCAACCTACACGCGGCAACCCTGACTGGCATTACCAGCAGGATATTATGGAAGTGATACCTACGCGGTATTGGGATTTAATCATTCTGCACCCAGACTGCACCGCGATGGCTGTTAGTGGTAATCGGTGGTACGGGGAGGGGATGCCGATGCACGACAAGCGGTTGACCCAAGTTGAATGGACTAAACAGCTTTGGGAACTGGCGAAGAAACACGCGAACAAGGTTGCATTAGAAAACCCAGTAAGTGTGATTTTCAAAGAGCTGCCGAACGTGCATTACATTCAGCCGTGGGAACATGGGCACGGTGAAACAAAGAAAACAGGATTTGCGCTGCACAACCTGGAGCCGTTGAAGCCCACCAACGTTGTAGAGGGGCGAGAGCAAAGGATATGGAAGATGCCTCCAAGCGAAACACGCAAGCGCGACCGTAGCAAAACTTTTGATGGCGTGGCTGCTGCCATAGTTGAGCAGTGGGTATAACCCAAAGCTAAGCCGCGCACGTAGTGCGTCGGATTGAGCGCCTTGTTAGGCGCGGGAGATTGAGATGATCCATGTAGACAGCATGGCAGAAAGAATGAAAGAACGCGCCGGAGAATCGTATCGCCCAAGCAATGGTACTGAGGGCGAAATTTTCATGTCAGCATTTTGCTCTAAGTGTAAACACGACAATTTAGACCCAAAAACATATTCTGGTGGTTGTGAAATTATTGGCCTAACGATGGCGTTCGATACCAATGATGCAGAATATCCAAGAGAGTGGATTATCGATTCCGACGGTCAGCCAACATGCACCGCGTTCGAGCTGGAAAAAGCAGACGCCTAACGATTAAATTGTGTGGCGAGTGCTCTTTACTCGTCCAAACGAATGCCTTGTTATACGGCTACTAACTACGGAGTGATGAATATGAAAAAGAGCGAGGCGATAACGCTGCATACAAAGCAATGGGACAAGCTGCCGGTTTTTGTGTGGCAAGAAGGCGATCGGCTAGTGACACAGCTCGATGGTATTATTGTGCGTGGAAATAATATGTTTCAGATAGATAGCAAGCTAGATGCAATAACACTGTTACCTAGATGCCTATATTTTGTTGATGAGCCGGATTACGAAGTTGACGTATAACCCCGCTATAAGCGGTTGAGAATGAGGAGGAACGACGAATGAGCAATCCGATTGATAGCATTGTTATGCCCACTAAGCGCGGCAAGAACTACGTTCAGTTTTTTTATAACGGTGAAGATGAAGCGTTCATTTGTGGTGTAGACGGGCATTTTACTGCTGACACACTAGATGACATTGTAAATGATTTTTTAGAAAACCCTGATGAAACTTACGTAGATGCGTTCTCTAAGGGGGCTGGGGATTATTTATACCTAGCCACATATAACCCAGAACAGAGGGGGGAGTTTGGCATGGTGGAGATTGCGGCTTGGTGGGAGTTGGATGAGGTTCTATTTGAGCCACTAGAGGCATAACGCCAGCGATTAGCGGCAACGCTTTTTGTTGTCCGCTAGATTGCCTTGTTAGGCCGCACCAGCACAGGACTATGAATACATGACGATTCGACTAATGCGTGGCGATTGCCTTGAGCTACTTCAAGGCATTGAAGCCGGGGCCGTGGACATGGTGCTTGCTGATCCGCCTTATGGGACAACGGCCTGCAAGTGGGATTCGATTATCCCGTTAGAGCCAATGTGGGAGCAGTTGAAACGGGTGATTAAGCCTAATGGGGCTATTGTGATGACTGCAAGCCAGCCGTTCACAACGACACTGATATCTAGCAATATGGGCGGATTCGCCTTTTGTTGGGTTTGGGATAAGTGCTTTGCCGCAAACTTCGTTCAAGCAAAACGTCAGCCACTGAAAGACCACGAAGATGTTTTGGTCTTTACAAAAACAGGTAAGCAACCAAATTACTTCCCTCAAATGGTAAAGCGCGACAAGGCCATAAAGAAAGGCGGGAACAAGCAAAGCAAGGCGATTCCGATAGCTGTAACCGAGGCATCCAAGGCTTTTGGTGAGGCAGGCAAGACTTATAATGAAAAGTACCCGACTAGCCAGATACGATTTAACTGCCGCGAAGGAAGAGGCTATCACCCAACTCAGAAGCCGGTAGCCCTAATGGAGTACCTGATCAAAACCTACACCAACGAAGGCGAGACGGTTTTAGATTTCACAATGGGCAGTGGAACTACTGGCGTGGCTTGCAAGAACCTTAACCGCTCATTCATTGGGATAGAACTCGATGAGCAATATTTCAAGATTGCACAAGTCCGGATTAGTGCGGCCTAACAATAAGTTCGGCAGCCGCGTTAGCGGTCTGCCGCAACGCATCCGGTTAGTGCTGGAAAAATAAACAGGTAAACAATATGGCCAGGGGAATCAACAAAGTCATTTTGATCGGCAATCTGGGGCAGGACCCTGAGACTCGTTTTATGCCGAGCGGTGGCCAGGTGGCAAATATCTCGGTAGCGACCAGCGAGACCTGGAAGGATAAGCAAACCGGGCAGCCGCAGGAGCGCACTGAGTGGCACCGGGTGATATTTTTTAATCGCCTGGCGGAGATTGCGGGCGAGTATTTGCGCTCCGCCTTAATTTTCTTGTTAGAGGTACGTATGGCACGAAACATGAGTTTTGCAATGACCACTGACCAGATTAGAGCGCAGACCAAGACTGTAACGCGCCGCTTTGGTTGGTGGTTCCTCAAACCCGGTGACAAAGTGCGCGGGGTCGAGAAGGCAATGGGCCTAAAAAAGGGCGAGAAGATCAAACCGCTGGCGATGTTGCGTATTGTTTCCACTACGGCGGAACCGCTGAACGCAATTACTCAGGACGATGTGATTAAAGAAGGATTTCCAGAATGGACGCCCGCAGAGTTCATTCAAATGCTGGTTGACCACTACAAAGTTAATCCTGACGCGACTGTGAACAGGATCGAGTTTGAATACCTCTAACCACGCGGTAAACGGAGAGCGGAAATGAATGAAATAACGCAACGCAAGAAAGTTGCCACTGAAAGCGGGGGGCGATTAGCAATGACAGAACCAACGGCAACCTACATTGATGAAATGGTTGAAAAAGCTTACAGACGGGGTGGGATATCACCCGTCAGTCATTACCAACTTGTGTACCTAGAGTGGAAAGATATTTACGGGGTTGGCGCTGATTGGGCTGAGACTAGTACAATAAAGCTACACCCACACCAATGCTTTTCGGTTGGGTGGGTAGTGAAAGAAGACCAGGACGTGATAGTGCTCGTCCCTCACCTCTCCCCAGCGAACAGCGCTGTTGATGCCCCTGAGCAGTGGTGTGGGTATATGACAATACCTAAGTGCTCTGTTGTTCACCGGGCAGTTTTGGCTGACGTGCCCCCCGGTGGGTGATGGCGGGGCATGACAGAGCGTCTTAAGCCGAAGGAAGTTCCGCGGTATCGGCGTACCTTGCTACGCAGGCAGAGTAATATCTGCCCGCTGTGCAAGCAGTACATCGCTAAGGAGCAAGCCACGCTTGATCATGACCACGCCAGCGGTCACTGCCGTGCTGTGCTGCATCGAAACTGTAACCAGATCGAGGGCAGGATCAGGGCATGGGCGAGGCGGAGCAAGATCCCGCCTGATGAATTCATGCTGAACCTGGCCGAGTTCGTGCAGCGGGACTACTCTGGGTACAAGATCCACCCTAATCACAGGACTGAGATCGAGAAACAAATCAGGAAGCTGAAATCAAGGATGCGCACCCTGAAGACAGAACGGGCGAAGCAACGGTACCGGGATAAAATACAAGCATTGCAGGAGGAAGCATGAAATATATCAAACAGCGAGCGAAGCATCTCGACACGTGGACTAACTCAGCTATCCTTACAGAGGTGGCCTTGGACACAGCGAGGTATGGCTATCTAACAGATAGCCGCGATGATACACCAGTAGTAACAATACAACTTATAGATTGCCGGGGCCGCGCAATACTAGATGATTTCGGGGAGACAGAGAGCGACCAGTTAAACAAAATAGATTGTATGATCTCCGAGCTACTTGACCTTCGCACCTACACAGAGCAAGCATGGCGGGCGTATCGGGACTACTGGGCAAACCGCGAAGGCACCCCTACCGAGCCTACAGATGAAAAATGATACGTTCTTAACGCACAGTATCGGAGGGAACACAGCCTCTAATGCACGGAACCTTAGCATGAATTCTGTGCAGGGGCACCACCACTCCCTGTTCGGCGTAGAACGGTACGCGGACACCAATACGCTGAGGTGGAGCATGTCCGTGGGCTGCTTGCTTGATCCTGACTCTCCTGCTGCCAGGTACTCAGCAAGTAATGTGTACAAGCGGCCTATCCTTGGCCTGGGTATGATCCTTGGCGGCAGCCAGGGGAACACACTTGTGATCTCTGACTTGCACTTGCCGTATCATCATAAAGATACATTCAGCTTCCTTGAAGCCCTGAACCACGAATACAAGTTCACACAGGTGCTGAACACAGGTGACCTGTTCGATCACCACAGGGGGAGTTACCATGAAGACGAACCTGATGCGCTGGATGCTGAGAGCGAGTACAGGCAAGCAAAGAAATACAGCCATGAGCTTGAACAGATGTTCCCCGAGATGGTCATAACAACAGGCAACCACGATTTCCTGCCGCAGCGTAAACTTAAAACAGTTGGCTTGCCGGTGTCTATGTTATCAGATTACAACAAGTTGTATGATTTACGGGGTGGGTGGCAGTGGCCTAAGCAGTACAGGTTTAACTCATACGGGGGCTTCCCCGTGACTCACCCAATGGTACTGAACAAACGTGGGCGGTGGGATAAAGTTATCATGCGGGTGAAGTGCTGATTAGCACGGGATATCCCTAATTAGGAGAGTGTATGAGTAGAATCACAGGCGAGATCACGTTAACCCCTGATCATGGGGAGGCACGCACCGTGTCAGTGAACCACCACAGGGCGTACTACACCGCTGTCCTGGACGCACTAGAGATCTCAGCGCAAAAGAACGCAGATTACGCCTCGGGTGATGACCCTCTAGGGAACTTCCGCAGCGTTCAGGATTTTGGTATCCCGCCCGAGACAGGGTTACTGTGCCGTATGGTGGATAAATGGTCACGTATCAGGACATGGTTCAGCCGTGGCGATCTTGCTGTGAGAGATGAAACCGTGACAGATGCCTTATCTGATCTGGGGAATTACTGCTTCTTGATGATAGCTTTGCTTGAGCAGGCCCGCTCAGACCAAGAGCTGGCTGATTACATCCGGGGGTTAAGGTTGGATGAGAACAGTCTTGATGATTAAGGGGAACACATGAAAGTGAAATGTACACAGCCAAGCGCATTGCCGGTAGTGCTGTACCCGGCTGCTGCTGAGGCTGCGGCTAAGCAAGCAGATATTTTCTGGCTACCAGACGAACCGGATGTTGAGAAAGACCTTGGTTGCGTGCTGACAGAGTTAACTCACCCAGAGAAACACGGCGTGCTTTGCACACTGAAGCTGTTCACGTTGTATGAGTTACACGCCGGTGTCGGTTACTGGGGCGATAGGTTCCTGAAGATTTTTCCACGGTTTGAGTTCCAACGGATGGGACTAGCATTCGCAAACATAGAGATGAATGTACACGCGCCGTTTTATATGCGGATCGATGAGTTGCTCGGGCTGAACACGCCAGAATTCTACGAGTCGTTTATTTATAACGAAACACTCGCGGCCAGGATGAAATTTATTCAGGAGTGTGTACAGCACCAGAACCCCTTGGTGTCTATTGCAGCATTCAGCCTGGTTGAGGGCTGTGTACTGTACTCAAGCTTTGCATTCCTGATGCACTTCCAAGCTAATGGCAAGAACAAGCTCCCGAATCTGCAATCCGGCCTAGCGTTCAGCGTCAGAGACGAGAACCTACACGCTGAATCAGGAGCTTGGGCTTATCGCACGCTGAAGCACGAGATGATACAGGCTGGTGCACTGTCAGATCAGGACATAACTGAGCTTAACCAGTACTTGCTAGTTATAGCTGACACTATCCTCCAGCATGAGTCAGAGATCATTAACCTCGTGTTCTCTGAGGGGACAATCGCCGGATGCAGCGCTACTCAAATGCGGCACTTCGTGGAGCACAGGCTTAATATCTGCCTTGATAACCTTGAGGTTCAGAACAGCTACAAACCTAAGTACAACCCAATCGCTGACTGGTTCTACCCTATGATTGGTGGTGATGCTCAGCATGATTTCTTTTACAAGGTTGGCTCTGGGTATAATAGGAACTGGTCTGAGAGTAAATTCACTTGGGCTACCGCTGGCAGCTTGGGTTAAACACTAACGATTGAGTGGTCAGGAGAACAGCATGGCAGACACAGACGTATCTGTAAAAGAAATTAAGATCAATACACCGTTAGAGATAGTAATCCGTTTAGTTACCAAAGAAGATGGCCCTATGCGAGCTGTATGGAATTTGGATCCCCCACCACACAATACCGAAGTGATTCGGTCTGGGGGTATACCCAGTAACAGGTACGTGCCTTGCTACGTGAGTGATGCGGATAGGGCGCCGGGGACTCGCGACCCGGTTGACGTGGTTAGGTATTCAGAGGGGCTTGGTCACTATATATCAATCAGGGGTATAGGGTGGGAATACGCCACACGTATACCCGAGGACAAGCTGTGGGTTCCTGCTGCTAAGGATGTAAAATGAAAGGCGATGATTTGTTCGAGGAGATGTCTGAGCAGCGTAAGAAGCTGCAAGCGGACGGTGACCTACCAGAATGGTTCACAACCCAGGGATGGCAGGCGTACAGTCAGAAGTACCAGAATGAGGACACGTTCAAAGAGCAGATAAAGAAAATCTGTTACACCTTATCTAAGTACCTGCCTAAGTCACACAGGTACCAGATGCGTGATACCTGGATTCAGTTAATAATGAACAACCACGCTTACTTGGCCACACCAGTTCTGGGTAATGTGGGCGAGCACGGTTGCCCTGTTAGCTGCTCAGGCGGGTATGTCCAAGACTCGATACATGGCTTTGGCACAGCCAGACTAGAGGCTAGCTTGCTGTCCCAGCAGGGGTTTGGCACCAGCGCATACCTGGGTGCAGTGCGGCACAGGGGGGCTGAAATCAGCACAGGTGGTACCGCCGATGGTGCTGTCCCGGTGTTTGATGATTTCTGTGTCATGGCAGAGAAAGTTAGTCAAGGCTCTCGGCGCAGGGGGGCTTGGGCGGGGTACCTGCCCATTGATCACCCAGATGCTATTGAGCTGATGGAGTACATCAAACGTGATCCGAACAAGGGCAATCTCGGCTGGTGTGTATCAGACCAGTTCACTCAGCGCTTAGAGAGCGGTGACCAAGAAGCTGAACATTTGTTCCAGAAAGCACTTTACACGAAGTGTCTTACTGGCAAGGGGTACTTTTACTTCACAGACAAAGTACACCGCGCACAGCCGCAGATGTACCACGACCTGGGACTCAGGAGCCAAGCTTCTAACCTTTGCTCTGAAATCACGTTACACGCAGACCCAGAGCACACCTTCACTTGCGTATTATCAGGGATGTGTGCCAGCACATATGATCAGTGGAAAGGTACAGGTGCTGTGTACTGCATGACATGGTTCCTGGATTGTGTTACATCGTACTTCCTGGACAAAGCGCGGGATATCCCTGGGTTAGAGGCGGTTATACATGGGACTGAGAAAAGCAGAGCGCTTGGGCTAGGCTTATCCGGCTTCCACACGCTAGTGCAAAGCAAGTACCTGCCGCTGGATAGCATGGAAGCGCATTACCTGAACTCGGAGATATTCCGATACATGCAGCTCGAGACAGGGCGTGCAACATACGACATGGCAGAGACACTGGGTGAACCTGAATGGTGTAAAGGCTACAACGTGCGGAACACACACCGCACAGCCTGCGCGCCTAACGTAACATCCAGCCTGATATTCGGGTCAGAGTCACAGGGTATACAACCGTGGTATGGTAACGTGTACACTGAGGGTGGCGCATCAGGATCATTGCTCAGGATCAACCCCCTGTTTGTCCAGATCCTGAAAGACCACAAAAAGTTCAACAGAGATATCCTGCTGCAAGTCCAGCATGATTCTGGGTCGGTACGCAGCTTAGATTTCTTATCTGACCGAGAGAAACTGGTGCTCAGGACAGCATTCGAGATACCACAAGAGGCGCTTCTGAACCTGGCTAGCGCACGGCAAAGCTTCGTGGATCAGTCCCAATCGCTGAACCTGTTCTTCGCAGCGGACGAGTCAGAGGAATACATAGCGCAGGTACACAAGCAAGCTTTCCTTGACCCGAAGATTAAATCATTGTATTATCTACGAACACAATCAGGCGTGCAAGCCAGCAAGGGCTGCACGGTCTGTGAATCTTAGGAGGAAGTATGGCTGACGAAGATAAATACCAGGCTGAGGACCGAGAGCTAAGCCCTGCTGACGCAGCGGAGACTGTTTATGCGTTCGCAGATAATCTGATACAGAGCACTGATGCTCTTGAAGAAGAACTCAGGGCGCACTACCAGAGCTTGGCTAAGATGATCGCTGTGTACAAGTTATCAGGTGGTTGGGATGCGGAAGCGATATCACAGATGTATATCTGCGCTAGAGCGCTGCGCACCGCTGCGGGCGATTGCATAGAGCGAGAATCGGCGGGTAACAGGACACACTAGGGGGAAGCATGCCGCGCACATTCACCGGCCCGGAACATTACGACCTGCTGATCGAGTTCTGTCAGTTCATACGTGAAAAGCTAGAGCTTGATAGCGAAGAATTCACATATGATACTGACGACGAGATCGTCCAACGCTTCCTGACTGAAACTGAGGGCGAATGTGGCTGAGTTCATAGAGTTAGTGTCTTGTTGCGTAACTGCGGGATTGTACTACAGCGTGCTTTTATTACTGATCTGGGACTGATGTATCAGTATCAAACGTTGTACTCACGCTTAACTCAACCTCGTCAGAGAGCACTTCCGCCAGCTCGCTGTCAGTCACAGGGCGCACACCCGCATGTAATGCCCAACCATTAAGTGCGCTGAGTAACTGGTCTTGGTTGCTCGCAGTGCTCACAGCTTGTGAAAACTCATCAAAATTTTGCGGGTTCAGTATCATGTCCTCCACGAAACCCATAGTCCTATCTCGCGGCATCCTTTGCAGAACCTTCTGGGCAAATTTCCGACCTAGCCCAGCCGCAATCAACGGCGTAGTACCAAACTTAGCGCCTATCCTTGCACCTGTGATTTGACCAAGAGCGAGAGCTATAACGTCCTCTTGCAGGTTCTCTTTAATACCCGGCACACGGTTGCGTATCAACAATCTGTCAATATCTTTAACGATACCGTCAAGCGCCTTGACCTCATTCTCTGAGAAGAGATCGGTCTCAGATAGAACTTTGTGTAATTTGCCCCACTCTTTTTTGTAGCTTGATGTTGGTTTGATACCTTTAGCTGTAGGGATAAGGATACGCTCCATTACACTTTCTACAAAATCCCGCTTTAGCCCAAGCGCTGCTCCCCCCGTAGGGTCTCTACTAGCAGATCTTGCAAGGCTGTTAACGGCCCGCACCGGGTCTTTAGTGCTTAATACACCCTGCACAGCGCGTTTATGATCGCTGAACTCGGAGTACAAAGCCGCACGAGATTTCTGTACATACCGCGCACGCGCTGCACCTGCTTGTGTTACTCGATCCACAAGCTTCTGCGCCTGCGTTGCGTCTGCCAGCTCATCCCGTAGTTTAGGAAAACGGCTCAGTAGCGTCTGGTGCCGAGAAAGGAATTTCTGCGATAAATTAGCATTCAGTACACCCTGTTCACCGACTGTTCTTCCAAAACTTGCCCGAATCATGTCCTCCAGGGCCGGGGTTAAGCCCCCCTGTAGTTCAGAATCAATACGTGTGACTTCATCAGCTAATGAGCCGCCTACCCCATCAGTCCTCAGGAGCTTATCCCCTATGTTCTCTGGGACTGTGTCTTTGGCGCGCCTGATACGCCCAAGCAAGCCGTCATTAAACAACTCATGCTTTTTTCGAGTTACTGCGGCTGCCGCCCGGTACGATGACGCAGTAGATGTGGTATCCAGTGCTTCTTGAACAGATTTCTGCATATCATCCAGAACTTTAAGTACATTAGCGCTTGCGTTAGCGTCTCGCGCAGCTCTGCTGGCTGAGAGTATCTCGCCACGCAGGTCAGCTAGCTCCTTCGGGTGGACGTTATCCGCTAACGAGTCCACAAGCTTTAATTCTCGGGCGATTTTTGGGGATACTGCCCTCCGCCCGGTCCCACTTAAAGCGTTCAGTGCTCTCTGAACCCCCTTTTTAACGTTACTCGTGGGTGTCAACAAATCAGAGGCTACTTTACTCCAAGCCTCATCCTCTATAGCCCGTGTTCCAGTTAACGCATCGTCTATCTTCCCAAACAGACGGGAACTAGCGTCTGGTGTCTCAAGAGGCGTCCCTGCTCTCTCCAAAACAGACGCAGCTTCATCAGTGGCGTTCTGCACAACTTTGTTAATTTTTAGCAGGCTGTTATTTACCCGAGCCTTCAGGAAATCTGACGCCTCCCCCTGCTTGCCAATGTTTGCAACATCGTCATAAGCGCGTACAATGTCATCCATTACAGCATCATCGCTTATCCTTATCCTCGCCCCTATATCAGACGGGGCCGATGATATAAGCCGGTTCTCCACAGCAGCAATACCTTCATCGCCACTGAGCTGCGCAAGGGTTCCTGTTTTCTTAGCGGATAGGCTACGACGTAAGTTCTTAATCGCCTGGTCTGGATCTTCTGCGTGTTGCTTCAAGAACATCACCGCCCTATCCCTTGCAGCTTTCTTAGAAAAAGCCTGCTTACCTGCTTGCCCAATGCCACGTGCAAAACTTGAGCCTAGTCTGACTGGCGCGCCTCGGCTTGCGGCCAGTAGCCCGCCAGCTATCTCCGCCACAGGATCGTTTTCCGATACCAGTGATGCGCCACCTGCGCCTGCTGCAAACAACGCACCTGACTGAGCCTCACGCGCCAGCACCTTACTTGGGTCTAGTAGCAATGATTCTGTCTGAGATAAGCCAGCGCTTTTACTTCCAGATGGCAAGGCCCGCACTGCGGGGGATAACACCTGCCGGGATGTGTTAGCCACTCGGTTAGCGTTAGCTGCTAAGCCAGAAACAGCGGACGCTGTGCCACCTAACACTTCCCCTGCAATCCTGACAGCTCCCCTAGCAGTGCCACCCTCCATAAAGCCCCCCTGCGTACCTTCCCTGATACCCGGAAGCTCCGTGACCTTACTCGCACGTACATCACTCCCAGCCAGATCTGAAAAAGCATTAAACAATGTAGGTGGTATATCGAACAGAGACAAAGCTCCCCTGTTCATGGAGGACATACCCTCTAGGACGATATCAGAGACCTGATCACCGAACGTTTTATGTACTTCCGCAGCCGACCTTGCTGGTTCTGCATAGTACGCATCAACTGCTTCAGCTATCTCTGTTTCAGGGGTTCCGTCTTGGAACTCAAACACATCACCTTGCTCTGTCTGAACCTCAACCATGTTACTCTCCAGTACCAGCATCAGCGCTAGGCGCGGTGTTCCTTTTTATTGTGAACACTTTGCCGCTTGCTGTCACGCCACCAGAACCGTCTGGGTTAAAACTAGGCACACCTGTACCAGAGATATCTGGCCGCAGTAGCTGGTCAACAATACCCCCTGGGTCAGGTTCGTGCATGAATTTATCTCTTGGTAAAGACTGTACCACCTGTTTTACCCTCTCACGCGCTACACCCTCACCTTGCGTGTCGCGAAGCCTGTTATAGTAATACGGGATCGCTTCATTCAGTAACTTATCATGCCAAACCTCTGGGTCTGACTTCACAGACACATTCAAGGTCTTAGCGAAACTCAGATCCTTGTCTGTGGGCTTAACGCCGAGCTTTTTGAGGTCAGCCAGTATCTGATCCCCAGCTAACGCATGAGCTTGTTTGTTCAGTACCTCTATCTCACCGCCAATACCGGCCCGTTCAGCAGCTATCCTCCGAACATCAAGTTGCCCGACAGCGGCTGAAAATTTAGGATTGAACACCAGGTTAACTAGTTTAGGTATCGTCTCTCCGGCTGTTTTTATGTCACGCTGATCTGCTCTGACACCCTCGAAGGTCTGTCTGTCCATTGGCACCAAACCTAGCGCTCCGGGTGAGACAGGTTGGCCAGCAATACTGAACCTACCAAACGCATCTTGCTCGAGATCGAATATCTGTCCTGAGTTAGGGTCGATGTACTGTGACTGTTGAACCGTGGATAACTTGTCCTGTCTTTCTTGCTCTCTTAGACGAAGCCCCCCTGCCGCGGTATCCGCTTGTTGCTGTTTTACACCAAGCTCCTGCCTCCTTACAGTTAAGTTACCACGAGAGACGCCTAGCTGCCCCTGTGCGGTGCCAATATCAGCACTCTGCTTCAGCAGAGTGCCCTGCTTTGATAAGTTATCTATCCTATCTTTAAGGATGCTTGTAGCCTGCCTGTGCGCCGACTGCCGCGCTGCCAGGTCACCAGCCCGCCGTGCTTGTAGCGCAGATAACCCTTGTACAGCGCCTTGTATAACAGGCGCCCTCGTGTTAGGGTTAAGCAGGCCAAGGCCAGCATTCACGGCGAAATCTATTTGTGCCTGATCTGGGTTACGCAGTACATCGCCTAGCCCCTCCTGGTCTTTGTTCAGGAACCCGGAACTTTGTGACGGCACTTGCTGCTGTAACGCAGATTGCTGCTGCTGTAAAGTAGCTAACTGCGATAAAACTTCACGGATCTGTTCTTGTTCTGCCATACTACCCCCGTAGTACCTTACCTTCGTCTCTGTAAAGCTAACCGTTGTGATAAGTCAAAAGGGTTAACGCCCGCAGGGTTGAATCTACTCTGTATGTTTATAGGCCCAGCGGGGGGCGGTGGAGGCGCAGGGGCTGGGATCAGTGCAGCAAGGCTTTGGAGTGTGTTCGGTGACATCAGGGTATCAGACAAAGAGCCCTTACCTGCTGCCTTGGCTGCTTCTGTATCCTCTACGTCCGCGCCAGACTTTTGACGCTTAGTTACTTTGTTTTGTACCTTGTCCTCAATATCTCTGAGGTTAGATACATCCGCCTTAACAGGCTGCTGTGGGCCAGGCTGTGGTATACCACTAGCACCAGCCGGGTTCACCATGCCTAACGGCTGTATGCCAGGGAGCGTTGTGCGCGGTACAGCCTGCGGTGAGTTATTCATCGCTGGCGTGAAGGAAGATGCAGGTATCCCCTCACTGATAGGCGCTGGTGATCCTCCCGGAAACAAACTGCTAAGTGTCGCAACACTGGACAGGATAGCTGCTATAGTGGCTGGGTCCATACCCCCTCCTATTTACCGAACAGGCCACCGCCTGATTTAGTTTTACTAAGCGATGTACCGCCTAAGTTAATACCAGAGACACGCGCAGCGAAATTATCAAGCTGCGCTTCAGGTGCTAATTGGTTGAATTCAAACCGCTCTCTTGCGGCGTCTATCTCAGCTTGCTTTCTAGCTTCAATACTTCCGCCAACAGACGACAGTGCTTGAGCAGGAGCGAGCTGTGCGTTCAGTAATGTCGGTAACTGGCTAAGTGCTTGCATCTGCTGTTGTAATCCAGCCATGTACGCATTGTTAAACACCCCGGCCCGAGTCTCCCCTACAGCCCTGTCAGTCTCTCTCGCGGCTATAGCTTTTACTATCCCCGCTCTGTCTCCACCAAATGCACCGGCATCCACAGCGGCTGAGCTTATACTGGGTAACGTTGTTTCCCTGAACCTATCTATGATAGGCTGTGTTACTGCGTCAGCCATAGCTGCTACACGCGGGTCGTTCTCGGGTGTCCCCTGTAACGCACCGAGTGCCGCCTGCAAACCAGCATCAGCGCCAGTACGTAACCCCGGTATAGCGTTCAGTAGCTCTTGCCTGCCCAGTGCTGTGAACTGTGACTCTGGTGCTAATGTCTGCCCAGGGAAGAACTGCGCTGGCCCCGCAGAGAAACGCTGCTCTGATTTGTTAATTACAGACTCTAGTGCCCTTCGCTGCACCGGATCTAGTTGTGTTTGCTGGACAGTTGTCCCTCCACCGCCTCCACTACTCATATCATCCCCCACCTGTCAAGTCTTTACAGACTATTGTGTACTTTTTCTGATAACCGTTAGGTTTTAGTGCTTTAACCCAACCTTCTCTGCCAACAATACGAGTATCTGCACAGCCGTTGTATCTGGCCCAATCCTCGATAGCTTTTATGTCTTGGGTATGAGGCAGGACTGACTCCCCGCCGATGAACTCAATCACGCAAGACCTTTTATTAGGCAGATCAATAATGCAAGTAACAACGGTCGCTAGGTGCTCCATCTGATCTGAGAACTTAATCCAGATCTGCGAATCCCCGTTTTGTATCTCCTGCACCACCTGCTTCAGCGTTTTCTCGCCTGTGCTGTACTCCATTGCATCCAGTATGTCCTGCACCGCTCTGGGTGGTATCAAGTCTTGGTTCTGGATAGGCACTTGTGTCAGTATCATAGCTTTGGGTTACTCTGCTTTACTTGCTGTATCTGGCCAAGCATGGTGTCGCCCTCTTCGCCAAGGGATACGCCTTGCTGCTTTAACTCTAAGAACGTTTTCCATATTGTATCTAGTTGGTCACTTATCAAAGGGTACTGGTTTTTCCTGAGCTGTTTATAGCTTAACGCTTGCACTGGTTCAGGAACTCTCTCTTTAACCTCGACTGCAACGTATCCCGGCTGATCAGCCTGTGCGTCTAATACACTCAGTGGGCACTGCCCTTGCCTAACTAAGTCACCGGCTTGGTCGTACACCGCGTACATAATATTTTGTTCAGTCATGTGTCGGTATGTGTCATCTCTTACTTGCGTTAGCTCTCATGAACCTGTGTGAGAAGTCACAGCCCTGTGCGCCGCTCCCTGAATTCTTTGCTGCGTACCGCATTGTGTAAGTCACGTTCCCACTACCGGGTGAATTATCTTTAATGGAAATAGGCAACGCCCCAGCGCCCTGTTGATTAGGGAAAAACCCGGCACCCAGTGATGTCTGGTTATTCCACTCCCAGATTGCGGTACCCCCACGATATATACGGTATCTGTGGTACCCTGTACCGTCAATTGCCATGTTTGCAACAAAGTCGATATCAACAGAATTAGCGTCCGTGGCATTCAAGACAACTGTCTGTATAGTTGTCTCGTTCCACGACGTTGTGCTTGTTGTACCAGCAGCACTTATGGTACCAACAGTGTAAGCGCTAGTCGGAACTGTTACCGCGTTGTTGGCGATTTTCAGCGTGCTTACATTCAGATCCGTTATTTTTGCTGTTGTGATAGCAGCATTAGCTATCTTGACATTAGTGATAGCGGCATCTTGTATCTGTGCCGAAGATACTGCGAGGGTCGCTATCTTAGCGTTTGTAATAGCCGCATCCGCGATCTTGGCTGTGCTGACAGCCAAGTTAGCTATCTTTGCATCTGTAACGGCTAAATCGTTAATCAACGCTGTAGTTATCGCAGCATTAGTGATCTGCGCTGTACCTATTGTTGCATTAGCTATCTTTGCGCCTGTGATCGTGGCGTTATCAATCTTTGCATTAGTGACAGCTAAGTCTTGTATCTTAGCAGACGTGATAGCAGCATTGGCTATTTTCACATCGTTAACTGCCAGATCGTCTATTTTTGCTGTTACCACCGCCAGGTCATTTATCAGGGCTGATGTGATAGCTGCGTTAGCAATATGCGCTGTACCAACAGCGGCGTTAGCAATTGCAGCGCTGCCTACGGCGAGATTAGCTATTTTCGTGCTTGTGACTGCGCTGTCTGCTAGCTTCGCTGCATCTACAGCCAGGTTAGCCAGTTTTGTGTTATCTACGGCGGCTGTAGCTAGCTTATTTGTTGTGATCGCTGCATCAACTAAGTGACTGGTGTCAACACTAACAATGTCTGCCGCTATCACTGGGTCACCACCCGTGTCATACACGTAATGCCCGGATGAGTCAAGTATTGTTCTGCCCTGGTCATCAACAAACACTAAGCCTGATGCAGATCCTGATAGTAACGCCCCTGAATCTATAGCATCCTGTATTGTTTGTACAAGTTGCTCGGCCCATTCCTGCAAATCAGGGGAAGGGGGAGGTAATGGGAGTAAAACACCAGCCATCAGCGCACCCCTGCGAGTTTACCGTGGAAGTCGATAGCCTGGACATGCCATGTATCACCGATATCCTGGGACTGTAGCTCTAAGAAGATATACCTCCCCGCTAAGCGCACAGGGTCAAAACCAAAACCCGAGGGAGTTTCTGTGTAGCTGCCCCATGTCGGCGCTGCGTCTGGTGTGCTTGCCGTACCAAGCCGGTATCGCAAGCCAGCGCCCTTGTACCCTATACGGATAGCTGTAAGCTCTTTTATGGTATCCGGCTCACCAAGGTCGATAGCTGTAGACGTAACACTTGCTGTTAAAGCAGCCCCGTTATCATCTGAACCGAAATTACCGCTCAGCACACCCCCGTCTTTCTCAAACAAGATAGGGTACTGGAAGACATCTCGTGGCAATGCCGAGGTGAACACAGTAGTACCTTTTGACCATAACCTGCGCTTGTAGTCATAGCTTATGCGAGTGTCCGGTTCAGAACCAATTGTCGGCACATGCCAAGTTATTTGTGTGTTATCTTCGTCATGGTAGCCGTTAGTCTTTGATGCTTGGCTCCAGTTCACATTATCCTGCACCCATTGCTTTATGTTAGGGTCGTCAATGTATTCAAAAGAAACTCCGTCAGTCTCCCAAAAACCGTGCCTGCCTAATCCGTAGTTCTTCCTGCCACGCTGTATAACTGCCTGCTTCCCAACAGCGCCTATGCTATCCAAGGCGGGTTTGTGGCCAAAATAGAACGGTGTCCCTGTGTAACTTACAATAAACATTTGATCACGGCCATACACAGCAACCCTGTCACCTAATGGGACAGCAGCCATGATCGGCCCTTTCAGTTCACGTATTAATTGCCCGCCTGCGGCGTTAGTCGTATCTGGTAACCATGTCTCCGGGTCATCCTCATGACACCAGCGGTATTCGTTAATACCTGTGCTGAGATTGAATGCCATGACATGGGGGCCGCGCTTCACGAATATCTCTGCGGTCGTGAACATTGAATCAACATCTAGTGCGGAGAAGCTGCTTGCTTTGCTGATCTGCGGAGCGTCTTTACCATTAGTGGCCAGCACCCATGAGCCAAATGTAACTATGCTCCATGTACTCGCCGGTGTAGTTACCGTATCATTCAGGCTACCTGTGTAGCCAGTACCTATAGCTGAAGGCGCACCAGCGGCTACTGACTCATACAGATCAGTCTGATCGCCGTAGTACAGCTTCTGCACACCAGAATCAACAAGTGCAGCTGCACCCCTAACAGGGGCTGTTCCAGTACCCGTCAGCAGATCTGTCCAGCCGGGTATTTTACGCACCCCGTGCTCTGTGAATTGGATATTAGAGCCGTCTTTCCACAGCACATCAGTCAGCTCATACGGGTCGAGACGTAAGCCAGTTGCTAGTTCTCCACGCAGGCTGCCCAGGCGCTGTATTTTTCCGCGCTCGAAAACCGGATCAACCATTAGTGTGCCCACTCATGAATTAAAAAAGCCCCCACCTGAGTTGCTATCGTTTGTTGGCACGGTTGCTGTGTTAAAGAAGCCAGCGCCTGAGTCATCATCGTTAGCTGGTACCGTTGCTAACTCATAAAACCCTGAACCCAGCCGTGAGGCAATTACTGTACTTGTGCCTAACTGCGCTGTGCTAGCTATTCCTGTAGTTGTGATTTGTAGTAATTGATCAATTACGGGTGTGCTAACTATTACAGTGCTGGCAACACCATCAGTCTGGACTGTTATGTTTAAGCTGGCTGCACCGACTGCCGGGTTCAGTATGACACTGGCCGGTTCTACGCTGGTCAGTGATGATAAAACTGGTGTACCGACAACAGCGGTCGCTGATAAGCCGCTGGGCTGCACAAACAGTGACTGTAGTACAGATACAGCGCCCAGGGCAGATCCAGACGCTATACCAGATGCAGTTACGGCTTGGTCGGCCAGCACGCTCATTGCACCTATTACTGCCGTGCTTGCTAATCCTGTGACGGCAACTGTGCCTGATGTTAGTACAGAGGCGCCCCCTGTACCTAATACACCGGCTATGCCTGATGGCAACACAGTAGCAATAAGCGCCATGCTGGGTGAAGGCACTGTAACACCACCCGAAATACCCGGTGGTGAAACTGTAGCGTTACCGGGTTGCACCGTGGGTGAACCCGCTGTTGCTGAGATATCTATACCGCTTGGCAGCACAGCAATACTGGATTGCACCGTTAGAGAACCCGTCGCTGCTGAACTACTGATAGCGCTTGGCTGCACAGTAGTAGTCATCGGCAGGTTCGGTGATGGTACAGCTATACCACTAGAGATGCCTTGAGGTGACACGGTTACAGCCCCAACCTGCACCGTATGTGAACCAGGGGTTGCTGCTCCTGCTATCCCTGACGGCAGTACCGTATCACCAGCACTCGCTAGTTCTAACGACCAGGCCAGCAAACCACGCTGACTCCAAACATCATCGGTACTGCGCTCAGACCAGACATCAAAATCAATGTCCTGACTACTGGCCGCCAGATCTGAATAACCCAGTACAAATAAGGGTTGCTCGTCGGTAGAGTCGCTGCCGGAGTAATGCAGAGACTCGTCAGCGGTGCTGGGGTTTGTCGTGCCGCCAATTTGAAGGCGGAGATTCTGCATCTCCCCCGTGCCAAAAGAACAGTCAACAGTAGCCGCCCCGATCAACGCAAAAGGTGCATTCGCTGTTCCTGGTGTGAAAGGGGTTAGCCCAAGGGTTTCTTCCCATGTGCTAGTAGCAGCCAGCTCGTGATCAGATGCGTTGTATGTGTAATGGTATTCGTCGAACGCATCGAGGCTGATCGCTATGACTTCAGACGTGGCATGTTCGTAGTGGCCGGATGTCCCGTCGCCGCGCAGCCTGACTGTAAATGTGAATGATGTGCCATTTAAATCGTAAACACGCGGCAATAAAGCTTTTTGGAAAAGTTCGTTGGTGTCTCCGCCTTCCATGCGACCGACGAAAATATCAGTCTCAGAAGTAATCCCGCCGCCAGACGCACTATAAGCAACCTCGGCAGATGATCCTATGTTATCGCAATCTATCTGCGCTCTCGGCAGTATAAGCCACTTACCCGCTGAGAGGCTTTGGGACAATGACGCGAAGCTCGCATACGAGCCTGTAAGGTCAACTCGCGAACTATAATCATCATCGATTACTCTGTACCAATCGGTATTTTCCGTCAGCTCCGCGTCGAGATTGATAGCTAGCAGCCGCCAATTCTGTATTGACACGAGTCCAGACCCGACTGCGCGACCTAGAAAAATCTCCAGGTTTTCCGCTGGATCGGGCACAGTTACTACGCTATAGCCAGACCACAGTGTTCCGCCATCTGCGTCCGTTAAAGACGGCTCGGTGAACATTGTGAGGTAGTCAATCTCGCCAGCAGTAGCCCAGTCCATACGGCACTCGGCTACCAGAGATGTGTTAGCGCCTCCCACAACGGCAGACCAGACAAAAAGATAACGATCGCCAGCAACAAAATTCGAAGCATTAATCGTCCTGGCAACAGTGGTGCTGGACGTAGTCGCGCCAGTATCATCTGTGTCCCAGAAATGGGTGATCTCAGCCACTGGTTAGTTCAGCCTCTTAAGTACAGGCACTTGCTATGGTAGCTCATACAGCCCCAAACCGGGCTGTGGTATCTACACCGCCCGGCTTTAGCACCTGAGCACTTTGAACAGCACCGCCTACGGACCTCTCCTTGATAAGCACCCGGATTTCATCACTGTGAGCCTGGAGTCGCTGGATGCGCTGCTGTACAGATAACCAGTAATCTTTTAATTCATCATGATCAAGATCTTGAACTCGCACGAGCCACCCCCTGTTCGTTTACAATCGTTGGTAAGCCCCATTTAATGCCGCTAGGCACACAAGGTGTGCGCCGCAGATAACGCCTAAGTTTCGTGTTGTACTGAGCCTCTTTTTTAGCTTCACTGAACACACGGGCGTCGGGCGTTAAAGACAGTCCAGGCATGAAGCCTGACCTCATTAACACCGCCTGGTCTTGAATGATCTTGTCACGTACCGGGGCGGAGTTCCCCTCCGCAACTTTAGCTACTGAAGCGAGAGCTTTAGATACCTCTAACGCTTTGTCCCACGGCCACTCCGCCAAGAGCACACCATTCAGGATCATCATCACGGTGTCTTCTTGTACCTTAAAGCGAACACTAGCACTCATAGTGCAAAAATCTTATTAGCTCCCGAGTCCCATTGGATTGTTATGTCACCGCCATTAGGTGTGACAGGTAACCCTGTGGCAGTATCAATAAAAACAAACAATGGCTTAGTAGCCTCTGTGCCGGGCGTGTCATCGAAGATTACGATACTCTCCACAGAAGCGCCTGATACTGCGCTGTGTGTCACGTCCGCAGCATCAAACACACCGCCCGTTATCGTCTTAGATGTGAAAGCGCCAGATGTTGCTACTCGTGCTCCAGCAATAATATCATCAAGGTGTGTGTCAGTGGCCGGGACAGGCGTATCGGTACCATGATCAACTAGGACATCCTTGATGGAATCTGAGTCAAAACCGTTGTAGTTAGTTGTGGAAAGAAGCGTCTCTTTCCCAAACGCAAATAAAGCATTAGCCATGTTAGCTCCTGTACTCTGGAAGTTCACCTATGTAAACAGTTGTACCTGCACTGGTTGCAGTTGCTGTAACTGTGTCTCTTGGACAGACGTGTAACATTTTACCGTCTCCCGCCACAAGGCTGACTGAAGCGCCTCGCCATGTTATATCCGCAGCCCCGGCTTCACAAGTCACGCCAAGCCTTGAACCTATTGGTGTGTAAGTGTTAGACGCGGATGCTGCTGCATTATCCAAGATCTTATTTGATGCCATACCTCCTCCTACTTGTAAGTCTGTCTGTTTATTGTGACCAGTCCTGCACCCAATCCTGCACCCAGTCTTCCACCCAGTCTGTTGCAAACGTCATGCTATGCTCCCCGCTATAGATTAGCGTTCATGACAAAGTCTGAATAATTAAAAGCGTCTTTGTACGGAACGCCTCTAATCCACATCTCAAAATAAGCAATACGTTCAGGATCGCTAACCACCGGCGGCTCTGCTCCGCGCTCCAATCCATCAAGCAGCACAAAAAATCTTTTATCCTCAGACCACCACGCATGCCATCCCCCGATAGTTAAAGCTATGCGCATCGCCCAACCTTTACGATTAACGACACCATCTTCGATACAGCCAGCGTGATACTGTAAATCTGACCAGCGCTTACTGTTGACCTGGTAGACGTACCAAATGTCGTGCATTGAGGCTGATCGTTGTGACCGCCCGAGTTTAGAGATGTAAAACTCAACCAGCGCAGGCCGCGATGCGAGGTCGTGAACAAACCCAGGCGGGCAGCCGTAGACAATACTGGATTGAACATCGAGCCAAAAAATCCAGTTTTCATTGATAACCAGATCTTCCTGGATAAAGCCGCCCCTCACATAAGGCCGGTGGTCGTAGTCGTCAATATCAGTTAAAAACATGGTACTGTCAGTCCTTATCGCTGCGCGGTAACCGCCTTATGATTGCGTCCAGCTTCCTGTTTTGCTCGATGTTGTCCTCGCGCTGCTCTTTCCGAATCACCTCTTGCCTTTCTTCGACTTTTTCAATAGCGTCGATTAGTTTTTTCTCCCCAGCTTTCCGCTGGCGTTCTTCTTTATCAATCCTGGCGTCTATGTTAGCGATACGAACCGTGTTAGCCTGCACTAATGAGCTTAAGCCCGCAGAATCAACACCGACAAAAAATATGAAGTAAACAAGGCCACCGGCCACTGTGAGTATCGACATAATATCGGCCCATGAAATATCTTTTTTGATCTCTGGGGGCATAAACATCACCTGTTCTGTGGCATGGTCACTTTGTACTGTAAAGGCGCTTATCCTAACCTGACGGATAACGGAGAGCCGGAGTGCTCCCCCCGCTTTTGTTGGGCGTTAAGCAGATCAATGCTCTGGTTCAGTTTAGCTTCATAGCCTTCGGAGAGCGCCGGGTCTTTCATGAATACACCCGCCTCTGACAACGCAGAGAACAGGATAAGCTCTGGTGCGTATTTACTGAACCAGTTCTCGGGAACTGCACTAGAAACAAACTCAAGTTCCCTGTAGTAGTACAAAGTTATAACTTCCCCCTGCACGGGGGCGCTACCGACGTACAGCGTCGCCCCTGCGGTATCAAACACGGTGGGTGTTACATAAGATGAATTATTACGCGCTTTCATCACCTCAGCTATAGTCGCGCGCTGAAGCGCCCATGCACAATCAGACTTAGTTGCAACTAGTTCTTTGATCTCAAGCAAGTCAGTGGGGATAGCAGCATCGCCATTCGCATCTATAGAGAGAACTGTAGCGTTCTCCATAGGAGGAACACGGACGGTACGCATCAGCCGTCGCTGGCCCATTTCAATAAAGTCTGGAGATCTGACAGTTATCTCAGAGTAACCACCCCTGTTAAGCCAGTCCTCAACAGCGTCCTTTATCCCCGAGTAGTTAAGTAAAGCCACTTACCCAGCTCCTGGCGGAGTCACTAACGACTGAACCGCTACATGAGCTTCGCGGTAGGGCTTCTCAGCTCTGCCAGTCATAGCATCCCCGGATGCTTCGTGCTGTACTGAGAACTGCTCAATACGTGATTTAGCTTCTTGGAACTCCTGCTTGTAAACAGTAGCAGCGTCGGAGTCTTTCATGAAAATAGCCGCCTCGATCATCGCGCCATAAAGATACAACTCAGGGGCTTGATCGCTTATAGCGTTTGTCGCTGTACCGCTAGAAATAGCTGTAGGTTCCTGATAGTACACAAGAATAAACGTATCCGCAGCAGCAGGTCTCGGCCCAACGAACACGGTACCGTTATTAATCTCATAGAACTTAGATCCGCCTGTTGCCTCCTGCTTAGATTCTACAACGTACCGTGGTGAGCGGATCAGGCCGTAAGTCACCGATTCAGAAGTGTCCGTGTAAATCAGCGTCTTGACATCAAGGAAGTCAGCAGGAAGAGACCCTTCCCCAGTTGTGTCTGACACAGCCTGGGTTGTGCTTAACTCCATCCACGGTGCGCGTATCTCTCTGATAATACGCTTATGCGCCAATAACAAGAAGTCTTCAGTCTGGTTAGTGATCTCGGTGAAACCTTCACGGTTTAGCCAAGCCTCAACCGACGCCTTGATCTCAGTGTAATTACTTAACGCCATGCGGCCTCCACAATTTCTTGGTGTGCGTCTTGCACCACGGGTACTCTGTCTCTATTAAACGGTTCAGCTTTTTCTGCTCTGCTGGCGTCAGATCGCCTAGAACGTTCAAGTTATGTTTTTTCAATAATTCTTCTATGACCAACGGCGGCAGAGAGGCCATATGGTGCATGGTCTTTTTAGAGTTAATAAAACCCTGGTCTATTGTGCTGTTTGCTATGCGTTTAGCTGCCTGGACAAGTGGTCTCTCATCCCAGGTTTTATGGCATACGATTTTATCCTGATCTAAGTACCACCGTTTTGTGATACCTGTAAAGGCGTCGTATTCAATGTCACGCAATGTCGGCATAATAAACCTTTAATAAGAAAACAGGGGGCCGAAGCCCCCTTACCATCAAGAGGTGGTTAAGTCAGCAACCAGGCCACTAGATTTCTCATTACGAGCCTCTAGCGTGTACTCGGTTACTATTTGCTTTTTATCGGAATCCCCTGTGGGGGCAATTTCATTAGGTGACATATTACGCAAGAAAGCCACCGCCCACATACTACGCTGATAAACAAGCGCGTCGCGTGCTCTGGAAAACCTGTTAGGTACTACCTTCAGGTTACCGTAGTCCGACACGTACACGTCCATAGCAGAGATGATGCTGCGACTCTCTGCCGGGTGGTCGGTACTGGTTGACCGCCCAACAAACGCATTCATTGCCCGTTTGTTAAAGCTACCTACCATGACAGTATCGGGTTTACCGCCAGCATTCCAGCAAGCGTCAATCACGGTCTCCAGCAAGCCCTCTGTAAAGGCCCGCTGTGTGCCGTCTGTACGTGCGTCTGTCCCGTCACCTGTGGGGTTAGCACCACTACCACCAATGGATGTATTAGTGGTGATCCACGATAGAATCGAGGCTATATCACGCGCAGTTGTCGCGTTACCAGCAGCTTTGGCCTTGTTAGTACCAACAAGGGTAGTCTCCATGTCCCGCTTGATCTCGATACCGCGCTTCAGCATCTGGTAATTCATCTCTTTGTCCCGGCCAGCGCGATCAGTCGCTTCCAGGGTTTTAGAGATCTGCGCCGTTTTTTGTGCGATCTGGGTGTAGTTCGTCAAGCGGACAGTAGCCGCAGCTGGGGTGAATGTAGCATCCGCACCTTCAACCGCTTTGTTGTCACTTGCAGCTGCAAATGTATCAGTTTGCCACTCGTGCAGTGTGTTGCTTGCCTTGACCTTAGGCGCCATAGACAAGAACGGCACTTCGGTCGGGTCAACATTATAAATAGAGTTAATCAGGTCTTCTCGAATACCGACCTGGTCATACGTATCTGTGCTTGTTGTAGCCATTATCAGTTTCCTCTGGCGCTTAAGAATTCAAGCGCATCTTCAAACGAATTAGTTTTCACCATCCGCTCTCTCGCAGCATCACGTTTTCTTGATGCACTGGTACTTGGTTTTTTCCCAGGCTTCAGTGTTTTCTCAGTTCTGAGCTTCTCCTTGCCTGTCCTGACCTTTTTGCTTAGGTCAGAATAAGCGGCTGCATCTTTGAGAACCAAAAGCATCCTGTGATCTATTACACCAGACAGTTCATCCGCAGTAAAACCGTACTGCCCTGCGTATGTATGCAGGGATTTCAAGAAGTCACTCCCGCCATTATCTTGGTCGAACTCCGGGGCTAACTCAACAAGTTTATCGTACTCAGCCTGCCTTGCTTCGTTGAAAGCAGCTTCGTATTCCCGCTCCAGTTCCGCAGTCAAAGCCTGGTGTTGCTCTTGCACCGCCTGTTTCTGGCGGCGGATAGCATCATATTTCTCGGCTTTTTCCTGGTATTCCAGAGGGTCTTCTTGTTGTAGCTTAGTCCAGTCAATGCCTATGAACTCCTGCATTGATTGGTCAGCAGCTAGCTTCAGTTGTTCAAGCACCTTAGATACTTCGGTAGTTGTTTCCAGAAGTTTAGTTTTCTCTGCTTTTACGTCAGTGATCTCTTTAGAGAGAGCTTGCGTTTTTTTGGTAAATGCCCGCTGCCTGAGGTAACCTTTCTGGGCTTCCTCCGCAGTGATGGGAATTTCCTCGCCGGTTTCGGCGTCTTTGTACGTGAAAACGAACTCGTCATTAAGCTCTGAATTATCCTCTTGATCATCAGATTCTTGGTCTTGATCCGGATCTTCTTGATCTGAATCCTGGTCCGGATCTGTATCCTCGGGTTCAGGGCTGTCTTGATCTGTATCGTTTACTTCGTCTTCCATGTCGGGGTCAGGGGAGTCGTCCTCTTGTCCTGCGCCCTCAGGTGCATCCTCTGCCTCGCCGGTTATAGCTTTTGAGCTGTCCGGTTTGTTTGTGAGGCGCTCAAGGGCTTCGTCGAGTCCTAGTGATTCAGTGATCTCTGGGAACACTTCTCTAGGTTGTTCGTCAGCCATTGTAATCTCCTGCTAAGTTGTGTTTAAGTGAGTTCCAGCGCGCTTAAGTCCGCTAATCAGTCCGTTATTATGTTAGCCACTTCAGGGGAGTTATCAACAATTGTTTGTTGTACCCTCGCCGCAACAGTGTACATTAAATCAGCAACGTCTTTATAAGGACGCTCCGCCAGTTCTGATATGATCTCGCTGACCTCAGATTCGGTGAACTGTATCAGTAATTCCTCTGGTTCTTGGCTCATCCGTACTCCTTCTGTAAGAGTTGTTCCCGCTCACCAGCTTGGCGTAATGAATCCAGTCTGGAACGGATTGCTCGAATAGCACGTAACTGCCTAACGATTGCCATCACATCTTTTTCATTATCTGATGCCATTGAGTCAAGTGCGCTGTAAAGACCTGCTTTCATGTCTTGAAAAACAGCCTGGACTGCTTCATCCTCCAGCAAGAGCTTAGCAGCAACGCCTAGCCGGATTATTTCTTCTGTGGTCTTTGTTTTCATGTGCACTGGTTGTTAACCATTAGCTAGTCGTTACCAAGTTTTGTTGGCCCACCCTGCTCAAGCTCTATCTGCGCCTCCAGCAGCTTGAACTCGTTCTCGTCCTCGTGCCGTCGAACTTCAAACTCTAGCCTCTGCTTCTCTAACTCAAGTTTTTCTTCGGCGAGGATCTGTTTCGCAGCCTCTATTTCCAGTTTCTGTGCTTCTATCTCCAGCTTAGCCTGTGTCTCTTGCGCTTCAAGCCGCATTTCTTCCAGCTTGATGTCATTCTCGGACGGACCACTATCTGGTATCTCGTCTGATTCCGGTTGCTTGAAATACCTTGCAGCATCCTTTCTGCCAAGAGCTTTGGCATGGTCAATAGCTAGATTGTACACGTTCGTTGGGGTGACTAACGTACCAAGCCCACCACCGGCGATAATAGCTTGCTGGCTAGCCATGACACGGTCCATGCTTAAAGCTGTCTGTGTCTTAGAGGCATTCCCTGTACCAACACGTATAGTCATATCAGCGCGATCACGCCAAGCGTTAGGGTTCAGGGCGATGAACTTGCCATCGTTGTTCCTGATTTTCATACCGGGGTGCTCGAACTGCAACCCCAGGCGGTGTATGCCAAGAAATAATTCTTTCAGGCCGATCTCAGCAAATATCCTGGCTATTAAGTGTATTTTTTGCTGGGCGGCTGTCATGACGAGCTCAGCGGTCGTAGCAGCAGTGTTACTGTTGAACTGTCGTGGATCAAGGCCAGTGCTCCTTTCAGAAACACCTGACCTGCGCTCCATTAACGTATCCGTGTAACCCAGCATATTGAAAGCATCAGGCCCGAGCGTTGGGGTATCAAGCGCCCTGACCGCCCCGCTGAAGTTCTCACGCACGATACCGTGTGGTGTACTGACTAACAGGTCGTCAAGGTTAACTTCACCATCTACAACCGCATACCGCCCATTGTTCTGCCGCCACTGGTTATCCAGCATGTTACGGATCAGCCGGGAGCGAAGCTTCTGTAGATCCATGACAGCATCGGCGGCTGATAAACCGTGTAAACGGTGCGGTACCATAATGCTCGACCATGCATGGTATGGTCTTGCTTGCACAACAGATTTATCAAGTAATGTCTTGCCGACACGTACAGTTTTTACCAGCTCGGTGAACCCGTCCTGGTCGATATCTATAAAAGTGTACTCCTCTGCAACCTCTACCTCGCGAGCAGCCGGATTGCTCCCGCGAAGATCAGTCCTGCCGTCCAGCAGTGTAGATTGCACTTCAGAGACGCGGTGATCTGTTAAGGTTGAGAGATCTGTTACACCGGACTCGTCAGAGATATCATCCGGTACATCGTACCCCATTTCTCGTAACTCAGAAATAGACTTTTTGTAGAATTCCCCGGTGTAATAAGCTGTGCTGATACAGTCTCGTGTATCTGATACCCGGAAGCTCTCTGGCGGGACATTATAAATAACTGTCTTGTTCCCAGATTCTTGGAACTTCAGATCTAAACTGAACAGGTTATCTTTCTGTTGTGTTACTTCGGAACTGATCAGTGTTTCAGGATCAAGCTCAGCAATACGCAGCGCAACCTGGTCTTCGGTAAGGTTATCCGCTGACTCAACGCGGACACCAAAGCAGCCCTCTCGCACAGCTTTCACCACAGCGAGTTTGTTCAGCAAGCCATCTTTGAGCCACGTGTACCCTATCTTGAAGCCTTTGTTCTGCCGATAGAACACAGCGTTCACGTACTCAGTCTCTTGCTCTGCGGACTGTACATCATCGTCATCCTCTGGCTCAAATACAGCAGCCTGATCACCAGAGAAAAACACGTCGACAAGGTAAGGCATGATCCACTCTACGGTTTCAAACACCTCCCGGCTTACGAACTCACTTCGTCCCTCAACTTCATCCCCGTAAAGCTTGCCCAGGTAGTAATTATTCGCTTTAACAGAATCACGCTCCAGGTCGCCCTCATGCGGCCCTATCGCCTCGCCAGCAGCGCGTGTGACGATATCAATTAAATCCTCATCGTCTAAAGGTTGTTTTCTGCCGGTTACAGTTGTATCAGCCATTAAAACCTCAAACTATCCCGCGCGAATTATTAGGCAGCGCCCTGCCCGTGTATTTAGTGTACTGATCGTGCTCTGGTTCAGTACAGGCGAAACGCTTACGCGACTGATAAGCGTACCGTGTGGCAGACATCAGGTCATCGTTTATACACACGATCTGGCCATCGTCCCCCCGGTAGTACATCTGTTTCTCCTTGAACCAGTCAGTGCAGGTACTGAACACTTTAAAGGTGCCAGCTTCCATAGCCTGCACTATTGCTGTTATACCAGGCTCCCGCTTGATATTACCAGGGCCGCTCTCGCCAGGTGCGAGTGGATTACGGAAGTGGTCTCGGGTCATCTTAAGACCTTCTTTCCTGTACAGATCAGCCGTGGATATAGCGCCCTCGTTACCGGGATTAGCTTTGTTACCATCGTGCGGCCACACCACAGGTATCCACGGAGTAACTTTACGCATAACAGGCGCCATCATTTGGGGCGTCTGGAGTCGCTCTCTGAACTCGTGGTACACGACAGTGAAGTCCGTCTCCCTATCCCAAGCCATCCAAACCATAGCTGTAGGGTGGTCCCATCCAAAATCTATCCCAGCTACCCTCGGCCAATGATCTGGTATCTTCATCGGCTCTATCATGATTTCATCATCTGGTACAGGGAACACAAGCCCTTTACCAAACACAGGTATGCCTTTAGCCCGCATCTTTGCTTCATGCGGTGGGTACTGTGATAACAGCTCCCGCTTTCTGTCCTCGCTGAGGTGGGGGGCATCATCCCAAGTAGCATTCAGCAAGTATTGGCCAGGCTTGATATCGTTCATGAACTGATTAATGGTTTCCGTTAAACCATCTTCAGGTGTGAACGTCATCATGACCTTGCCGTTAGTGGCAACAGTCCTGGTTATGCATTGTGTGTAAATCCCCGGCGATGGCTGCTCATCCAGCCATATCCAGTCCATTGGCCTACCGTAGAACTTACTCTCACCCTGCTCGTAAGCTTTGAAATCCAACCGCGATACGCCGTTCTCTTTTCCGTTATGGAAATGCCGGACGTAGACAGTCTGGATAGCGTTCGGTACTTGCGGTTTCCGAACAGTGCTGATGATGCATTCGGGTGGTATGAACCCCGTGCCCTGCTCATCGAGTACACCAGGCGGGCCTAACAGATTCGACTGTAGGATATCCCTTGTTGTCTCATTACTGATACCACAAGCCCACAGAGAGGGGGGCTTGACAAACCTGTGCCCTTCCCACCAATCTGGGTACAGCCCGGTAGCATGACAAGCTGTGATGTACGCACCGCTTGTTGTCTTACCGATCTGATTCGCACACATCGCCATGATCTGCGACGATGTGGCAGAGCAATTACCAAGCTCCCTCTGCCACGGGTACGCGTCCTTGGCGAAGTGTTCTAGCCGCCTGAAGCGGATACTGTCCTGCTGCTTCCTGAGCAGTTCAAGTAACCTGATCTTCTCCTCTGGAGTTAGCTTTTGATCTTCAAGCTCGTCCAGTGCTTCAGCCGTGGAAGTCACTCAGCACTTCTCAGTGGATTTTCTTCTGTGATGGATCTGCATCAGCCTTAGACAGGCCAGCTTTACGCAGAAGCTCTGCTAGCTCTTGATCTGTCTCTTGGTCTGACTGGGTCTGTACAGAGATAACACGTTTCTCGGGGGTGTCGTATTTCGACATCTTGATCAGCCTGTCAGCGGCTTGCAAGCGGACAGCTTCCGATTCAGCGGACTTAGCCAGCTCAAGGACTGTGTTAACACCCAGGATACCACCAGCCTCAATCCTCTTGAGTATCTGGTCATGGATCACATGCTGAAGCTCAAAAAACAAGTTCCTCGCATTGCTCCGGCATGTACGGGGTGCTCCCTTGAACCCAGCCCCAAGGTAAGCGTCTACACGGGACTGGCCCTTAACCAGCAGATCTACGAACTTCTGACGTTTCGTAGTTAGTTGATCGTAGGTTTTGTTTGACACCTGATGTACATGCCTGCTCATATTTACCCCTTCGAGACAACGTCAGTAAGCTTTTCTGGGATATCTGAGAACTTACCACCAGATTCTGATTTTGTCTCAACGACAGTAGCGCCTGAATCCATAAAGCCACGTAAAGCGCGCTCAAGGTCACCGTTACTCTTGGTGAACTTGTCATGTGTAGCCACTAAGCCCCCCTCCGGGCTGTATACACCTACAAGGTCACACGGGAAGTACACCACTGTGAACGTAGGCTGCTCCGCCTCCTTAGGCGACTCTGTGGCCGACTCTGTACTTCTTTGGGCCTGTTTTTGCGCTGTTGTCATGTATCGCTCCTGTGGTCTTAATGGCGTGGGTCTCTCTCCACGTGGAAATGTTCTTGTTCTTGCTGGATGTTCTCCAGCAGGATATCAAAATCTTGCAACTCAGGGTGTGACCTTAACGATTTCAGGACACTGAACTTCATGCTTATAGACATATGTTTTGAACGCAGATCCACCGCATTACCCTCTGGGTGCTTCGATCCAGGCAAGCGTGGGTACGGTTCTGCGCCTGATGTTATAACCATCTCTTGTCCATGTTCAGCGAACACCCTGGCCATGACATGGAAAGCAGCCTTTGTTTCCTCAGTACAGCTTTGTATATCAACCCCAGGTTTAACGCTGTACCCCGGAGAGATATCAGACACTGCGTATTGACACCGGCTCAGGCACCAGAGAACCAGCACTGCAAGAACAGCTCGCTGTACAGATCTGGGTAGCCTAGAG